AATCACCAGAGCCATCATTAGAGTTGCCGTTGAGGGCTACAATGATTTGGTTGGTTTGTTTGTCTTGACCAAAAGTCTGGTTGATTGAAGATACGTTAATTTTCATTTTATGTTCTCCTTACATTAAAAATATTATTTTATTTGGTTTCTATTTATTATTTAATTTTGCTTCTAAAGTAGCTACTCTTTCAAGTAGCTTCTGAATAATCACGTGGTGGTAGCCAACAAGGTTGGCATCGATTCTGGCAGTGCGCTCTTTGTTAATCAGCATTCCATCCATGTGGTATTGCGAAGTAGGATTTACGTCATCGATAATGCCGGATACATAGTGTTGTCCAGTGTCATCGCTAGTATAGCGATAATCGTACATGTCAGTGCCTTCCACGGCTGCTAAAGCTCGGTCATAGGTCACCTTGGTTATGTCAGTCTTAACAGATAGTCTAGAGGATACCGTGTTTGCTATTTGAGAAGTAACGCTATTGCAGTGTACATTGACCTTGCTAGAGCTGCTGTAGGATGCACCCAGGCCTGGGCCACAGTTGCCCATCTGGATATAGAGGTCAGTAGATGGTAAATACATCGTATTTTGTCCCAGACCAATACCACCCCATACTTGGAAGCCCACTGATTTCCCGTTTCCTTCAAAATTAGTACCATTTGAGTTGGTAACGTAAAGGCTATTATTATCTTGGGACTGCATTTTACTACCATTAAATCTAAAATTACCTGCAAATGCGTCCGGTGTTTCGACTCTACCCGCATCAATATAGGTTCTTGTAATCTGACCCTCGAAGTTTTCATCGGTGGTATTTACATTATTTTGATAGGTGGTGAATTTAAGATATCCTGGAGTCAAGGTTGCAATTGAGTAGAAACTTCTCCCACCATTTAATGTAGTGTTGGTATTGGTGTAATTGACAGTGCAGTTCTCTCCAAGCAACTGAAGATAATTATCGAAATAGATGTGAGCTTGATCCCAGTACCACGGGTTATGATAATTTGAATCCTGTCTAATAAAATTCTTGTTTTTTTGCATCAAGTCGAGTCGCCCAGTAACTGTCGTGTTGCCGTCTAGTTCGATGTTCTTACCACTGATCTTTACGCTATCTGGGCTAAGATTAATGGTGGAAACAATGTTTTGACTGTTAGGAAGCATTACCCATTCAGACCAAGAGCCGTGAGCCCAGACACGCTGATATTGCGAAGGATCAATGTCTTTCCACACAGTTACAGTAAATCGATCGCCATCTGGTGCGGATGACCCACGACTTGTTACATACATATACGGTGTTAGATAATTACCATTAACATCTTTTGGCCCGTTCCATACGTGGTCAGTGCTTGTTTCGCCGATTAAGAACCAGTTTCCGTATGTTAATTTAGTATCGTCAAAGTTCCATGTGTTAGATGATGATACAATATAGGGATTAAATTTGCGTAAGTCATTAATTCTTGCGCTTAGAGTTCCTGTCGTAATGTTATTTGCGTCCAGATTGATAACTGTGATTTGTGATGCATCAATTGTACCTGCGGTAAGTTTATCAGCACTAAGGCTTTCAATCATCGCTGATTTGATGGTTGCATCTAGAATACGAGACTTTCCATTAAGGCTGATATGACTACCATCAATATGAACATCACCCTCTTTACTCAAGTTAATTGCCGCAACGGGATTACCGTTGACTATCTGAGCAATGACTGAGTTGCTTGGGTCTACTTTAAGTATTCCCTTTAACACGTTTGAACCTTGAGATTTATTTACATAATAGTCGAGGCCGTTGGCAGTAACTTCGAGGGCAGATATATCAGCGGTTGATTGACTCCATGCGGTTCGGTTTGGGCCAATCTCTAATTGGAGGCTGGAGTAACTGAATGTTGTTTCCACGTTATCGCCACTCCCAATAACGAGATTCCAGTCCGTAAAGCTGCTTGGCATTGTGTAGGTGACTTGTGACCAGCCGCTTCCTCCGGCAGGAATTTTATTGCCTTGAATTATTCCCCCTGTGTTTGTCCACATTTGTACCCAGGCATCTTTTGACGGATTCTCAATCCATGCACTGAGAGTAACTGTCTGTCCATCAAGTTGATGCTTGGCTATCGGTTCGTCTGTTGATGTGGCATAAAACGTCCAGCCGTTCACTGAAACTTTTTGCAGAGTATCAGTAGTGTTATTTAGTAGATTACCACCGCCAGTAACTGTTAATTTCAGTCCGTCTGCATCTTCTTTTATGCTACTGAACTTATCACCTAAGCTAACAGTACCTTCTATTGGAATATTCTGAGCGTTCTTGACAGTAATTTTGTTTACGTCAAGTTCACCGCCAACTATCTTGGTAGCGGAGATGTTGCCTGCTACCAGGTCCTGCGTGAAGGCTGTGCTGACCCAAGATGATCCGTTCCAAGTCTTTGCACTGACCATATTGCCGTAGGCATCATTTGTTGCCCAAACTGTACCCACAACGGGGTTAGGTGGAGGAGTAGAACCGATAAAGAATCCAGTATCCCCTTTATCACCTTTGGCACCAGTTGCCCCAGCAGGACCTTGTGGACCTGGCTCACCGTCTAGACCACTAATGCAGACTGGGTCAGAGTACTGTTGATTGTTTGGGTCGCCAACATTCGCTGTTACATATCTGCTCCAGATGTATTTACCTTTGGCTTTTTCTGGTATCGTATCTGACCAGCTACTACCTACCAATTCAGTATAGCTAGTTGACTGGTAGTATTGTTCCTTATAGAAATTTAGAGCGTTGCCAACTTGAGTCTTATTTTTTTCAATGTCATCTTCAATTTTTTTAACCGTATCATTAATGTTTGTTTTTAAGTCTGCAGAATCCTTTTGCATACTTTCTACGGCCTTATCTACCTTGTCTTTGATTTCTGCCCCGGTAGTGTCACTAACGGTCTTCTCCCAGCTCGATCCATTCCAAGTATATAGCGCATTGTCAGTAAAGTAGATATCACCCGCTTTTAAGTTAGCTGTTGGCACTGTATTAGGGTTAGTCCCTCTGTAAACACTGTTTTTTCCATCAGCCGTCTTTTGCGCACCACTAGCCAAATCATAGGCGTTATTTGCTCTGCTTCCGGCTTGCTCAGCTAAAGTTTTAGCATTTAAAGCTAATTTACCGTTATCTGTTAAATTTATTTCTGATGATTGGGATAAACTCATTCTGGTATCACTCCTTTGCTCATTTCTGTTACGTCTGCTCTAAAGGTTAGAGGTAATTTGTAAACATACGTTCCTTCTGTTGTACCACCATGTTTATTAAAACTGATTAATAAATTATTATCATCAATAGTACTTAACGCTTCTGGTTCATAGATAGTATTATCGTCCTTAAAAACTCCGTCAGATATATCATAATTGTTTACAAAACATTGCCCGCCTGTCACAACGTTAACGCAATAGATTGAGCGTGTATCGTGCATATCATAATCCCCGCTGTGCCAAAATACATAAGGATATTTCAAATTAGAGGATTGAAACGTCTGCTTATTGTTAAAGTCATAATTGAACATGTTAATCTTGTATCTCGGCTGTCCAGTCCAAGGTGAAGTGTCTTGCGGTCTATATACTTCATAATCACCATTTTGTCTGGTCACTCCTAAATAACCGTTGACGCTATCATAGTTAACTCTTATATAATCATCTTTTGAGAAAATACCTATAATTTCTAGTCTCGAATCACTAGAAGACAAAGTGGCATTTGCTAGGTAGGGGAATTTTGTAATTCTATATCTTGCGCTGTCGCTTGAGAAGTCTTTTGTCACTCCCCAAATGTAAGGTGCATTGTTTACCATTTGAACACCGAAACTTGAACCGTGCCCACCATCTTGAATAATCATTGAGGATAGCTGATTGAAGTTTGAGTCCCATAGTGCATAAGCCGTGTCGTTTTTGTTCGCACCCGTCTCTAAGTCATGAGAACTTAAATACTGTCCATTACTCAGCTTGACAATGTATTGAGCGGTGTGTTGTGTGCCATTATATCTATATAAGAAGTAACCTAATTTTGTCGCTGTCGTTTGATCTATGTTAACTTCTGGTGCATTTGTTATATAATCGGTATCTATATATGCTCTTAAAGTTCCCAGTGTTACACTAGATATTGACTGTAAAAATCCTATTTTATTGAAGCTTGTATCTTCCAGACCGTTTGAGTTGATGTGTTTCCATATAAAGCCTTTAGGATCTACAAATGAAGAAATATTAACGTTCCCCGTCTTTTCCCATGCTTGCATAACATAGTCTTTAGGATTATCATCTACAAAGTCTGTGCCATCTGGAGCAAGAATAACTGGCACAACAGAGCTTGGGTCATCCTTTGCTCTGTCGATAGCAGTTGCCAGTTTACCTT